TTAGGTAAATAAACATATAGGAGATAACAAATGGCAAGTGCATCACTAAACAAAATGACAGTCCCGTTGGGCAGCGGTCAAAGCAGCCCAGTTCAGGGTCTGTTGATGCCAAAACTAAAGTATCGCTTTAGAGTATTCTTTGAGAATTTTGGAGTGTCAACCCCAACTACAGAATTGACCAAACAGGTGGTCAGTATTGGTCGTCCCAATCCAACATTTGAAGAAATTTCAATTCCAGTTTACAACTCCACTGTCAAACTGGCTGGCAAACCCAGCTGGGCAGACATCACATGCTCTATTCGTGATGATGCAACTGGTGCAGTGTCTAAGCTGGTTGGCGAACAATTACAGAAACAATTTGACTTTTTGGAAATGGCTTCGGCCAGTTCGGGCATTGATTACAAATTTTTGACCAAGATCGAAGTGCTGGACGGTGGCAATGGTGCTGCTGTGCCTGTGGTGCTGGAAACTTGGGAACTGTATGGTTGCTATCTCAAAGGTGCCAACTATGGTGATCTGAACTATGGCACAAATGAAGCTGCCACAATTGAACTGTCAATTGCTTATGAGAATGCTAACCAGACACCTGGCGGATCAGGTGTTGGAACTGAGATTGGTAGAACTCTAGGATCTGTGATCACAGGCGTGGCAGGCGGTCGTTAATCGCAGGCGGTAGCCGATGCCAACATTTGGTCAAAATTTTCTTCAAGACGCAGCTCAAGGATTTTTTGGTTCGTCTTATTTGCGTGACTATCGACACGCAAATAAGACCTTTACTGCCAACAGCTTTGAACTAAAACCGCGTTACAAATTTCTCTTTCATGTCAGTTTCACACTGAATTACGCAGAGATTCCTGCCTTAAAAGCAGCCATGGGTCTAGACGATACCAAGAACATAAGTTTGCTGGTCAAGACCATTGACTTGCCCAAGTATTCCATATCTACAGAAACGTTGAATCAATACAATCGCAAACGCATTGTGCAGACCAAGATCAACTATGATCCCATAAACATCACTGTTCATGATGACTATGGTGACTTGGCTAGAACCATGTGGTACAACTACTACAGTTATTACTACAAAGATCCCAATCAACGATATCTAGACCCCAACAACACCAACGGCAGTATTGGCCCCAGCAGCAATCGACAGGCCGGCTTTGGCTATAACACTCGCGACATCTATGACGATCAACGCATTGGCAATGTCAATGACTGGGGTTACATTGGTGAAGCGTTTGTAGACACCAATACAGGCAATAGTGGCAAGCCTCCGTTCTTTAGAGACATTCGTATCTATGGCATGGATCAACGCAAGTATGCAGAGTATATATTGATCAATCCTATTATTCAAAATTTCAGTCATGATCAATATTCATATGCTGAAGGTGGTGGTACCATGCAAAACAGCATGACCGTTGCATATGAAACTGTGAAATACTACAGTGGTGCAATTGGCAGTGAACGACCTGATGTCAATGTACAAGGTTTTGCTGATCCTGCACACTATGACACAGAATTGAGTCCTTTGGCCAGACCAGGCAGCAACCGTACTGTATTTGGTCAAGGCGGCCTAGTTGATGCTGGACAAGGTATTTTGGAAGATTTACAAACTGGCGGACCTCTGGGTGTGTTGGGCTCTGTGCAAAAAGCTGGTGCTACCTATAACACATTCAAAGGCAAAGCATTACAGAGCACAGCTATAAGCGAAGCCACTGCACTGGGCAAACAAGCCATTCAAGGCAGCATACCTGGTGCTGTGAGAGCTATACAAGGTCGCGGCACTGGCATGATATTCCCCACTCCCAAACTGCCACCAGGTGCAACACCGCCCATTAATCTAGGACAATAAACATGGGCAGCATTAACTACACCAATTACAACATTGATCAAACTGTCAGAGTGTTTGACAGCTTTTATGAGTACGATGTCAACGTTCCAGCAGCCGAATACGATTTGGTGCACAGTTTCTTTCTTAAAGAAATGTCTGATCGCACCGCAGCTGGTAACTTCACAGTGAGTTTGTTTAGAGTGGCCGAAAACACTGGCATTCCTGCACTGACACTGTTGCAAGAATTTGAGCAGGGCACCACTGGCATGGGGCTCAATGTCACCATGGCATACTATCTCAACAGCATTCGCAGCAGAGCCAGTCTGCTGGGCGTGGGTGCACCTGTGACACCAAATTTTTACGCTGCTAGAAACATAATACAATGAGTCGCTGGGCCCAGGGCAATTACGACGTCATCAACCCAGACAAGTACGTAGGCAAAGGCAAACCTCGTTATAGATCTGGCTGGGAACACAGCTTCATGCGTTTTTGCGATCTCAACGATCACATCTTGCAGTGGGCCAGCGAAGCACTGACCATTCCCTATCGGCATCCACTCACCGGCAAGAGCACAGTTTATGTGCCAGACTTTTTGATCACTTACCGCACTAGAGACAACACTGTGCGGGCTGAACTTATTGAAATCAAGCCCAAAAAACAGAGTGTGGTTGAAAGCAAAATGACCAGTCGCGATCGCGCTGTTGTGGCAGTGAACTATGCCAAATGGGCGTCTGCACAAAAGTGGTGCAAACAACACGGATTAACTTTCAGAGTTATTACAGAGGACGACCTATTTGTAAACGGTCGCAAGTAGTAAACTATGCAAAGTCTACTAAATAATAGTATGACTGTTTACTATCTTTACAAAAAAACTCATACGACAACCAATCTAAAATACCTAGGATTTACTAAAAAGAATCCACACAGGTATAAAGGGTCGGGAATCAAATGGCTTGCTCACATTAGGAAACATGGCTACCGTGTTGAAACTGAAATATTGTGCGAAACTTCTGACCGCAATGAAATACAACGGTTAGGAGAATATTACAGTCAACTATGGAATGTTGTTCAATCTTCTGAATGGGCAAATCTAAAACCTGAAACTGGCGAAGGCGGTGGTGTGCCAGGGATGCATAAAGGGAAACTTCGACCCCAAGAACATAAAGATGCTATGAAAGCAGGTTGGGACCGCATTAAACAAAAAGGATACCAACCTTGGAATAAAGGTATCACTGGTCTTAAAGGGCCATGTCAACACACTATATTAGTGTCGCCTAACGGAACTGAATATATGTATGAGAGTATGAAACAAGGATGTAAAGAAAATAATCTCATTTATACAAAAATGAGTAGCGTCAAAAATGGCCACCTTGCACATCACAAAGGCTGGACTGTTAAAAAGGTAAGTATATCATTATGAGAAAATTAGAGGAATTGTTTGATCTCCCACCCACTGCCCAAGAAGTAGATACTGCCCTGCCAGTGATTCCTGCTGCTAGACAAACACTGGCAGCCTTGGACGACGCCATTGACAAAATTGACAGTGCTCTGCCAGCAGTGCGAGGCCTAGATGCCACGGACCAAGAAATGGATGATCTTGCTTCCATGGCACAGAGCAGCTATCGAGATCTCATGGATCTTGGCATGCAAGTGGACAGTCGTTTTGCTTCAGAAATTTTTGGTGTGGCCAGCAACATGCTGGGTCATGCCATCACTGCCAAAACAGCCAAACTGGACAAAAAGCTCAAAATGATTGATTTACAGTTGAAGAAAATGCGTCTGGATCAACAGGCCCCACCTGAAGAAGCTCCCACCATGAGCACTGGACAGGGCGTGGTTTTAAATCGCAACGACTTGCTGGATCGTGTGCTGGGCAAGAGTCGAGATCAAAACAGCAAAAAAGAATAAATATACAACAGGACACTGACATGAAACCATTTGTAAAATACCTAGCCGAAAGCGAACGCACCTATCGCTATCGCATCAAAGTTGTGGGCGATGTGCCAGCTGGCTTCTTTCGAGACTTGGAAAAGAAGTGTGATCAATTTGACATTGTCAAAATGACCGATGCTAGAACCACTCCTATTCGCAAGCAGATTCCTGACTTTCCAGCTTTCCCAAATCAGGCCATGAACATTGTGGACGTGGAGTTTAGATATCCTGCCATTGAGCCACAGATCAAACAATTGGCACAGTTGTTGGGTCTTGATCCCAATCGTGTTGTGATGAATGCTGAAAGTTATGAGCAAAGTCTCAATGACGAAAATGTCAAGATTGAAGATGAAAACAAAGATCTTTTGACCGACACAGACTATCCCGCTCCCGACAAAACACAAAAAGGCCTCAGCAAAGACTATGGCGCTGCGCCCTATGACCATGTGGTGCTGAAAAATGCATACCGGTCAGACTTCACTGTAGCCGGTGGCAAGACTGCCCCAGCCCGAACCACAAATGATATACCTCAAGGCAACAAGAGCCCCATGAGTTCAATCAAGCGTCCGCCCAAGCCACCCACTGGTGCACAACCCCAAGGATAATTGCAATGACATTTTTTTATGATCTCAACAAAAAGCTTGCTGGTATTGCAGACAAGCCACAGACCAAAACATTGACAGAGAGTGCACAATCTGCTGTGGCCGAAGGCAGCACTGGTGACTACAGTGCCAAAAAGGCTCGTGCCGGCAAAGACATTGGCAAGCCAGGCAAACAGTTTGCTCAGATTGCCAAGAGCGCTGGCGAGCGTTACGGCAGCAAAGAGCGTGGCGAAAAAGTGGCTGGCGCTGTGTTGGCCAAACTGCGTGGCAAAAATGAAGGTGTTGAAGAAGGCCTAGGCGATGTAGCTAAAAAACTTGGCAGCGGCATCAAGAAAGTTGCCCAACGTGCCATGGACACAGTGGCACCCGGCGACGAAGCACTGTTGAAAGATCTACAGAAAAAAGTTGGTGTACCCCAGACTGGGAAGAAACCAGGTAGCGAACTTAATCCTAAGGTAGTCAAAGAAGTAAATGCCCCAATTGATTTTGACAAAGT